AGGCTGATTTGGTTGTTCACCGCAAAACGGGCATACCAGCTTTCAATTTCCTTCTGAACGGAACGCTGTGCATTCAGATACAGTTCTTCCATGTCCTGAATGGTCTTTTGGGCTTCTCTGTGGGCGCTGTCCTCCAAGATAGAAAACCGCCCACGCCAATAATCCGCATTTCTCATGGGCCGTTCCTCCAATCCTGAAAAATGGTGCTGAAGGTGGGATTTGAACCCACACGCCTTGCGGCAACGGATTTTGAATCCGCCGTGTCTGCCTATTCCATCCACTTCAGCTTATTAGGCCACGCTGTTTCTTCATAGGGGCTTGCGCCTTGCTGAATTTTGGTTCCTTCCTTTGTGGCCTTGGTAGCCCGTGCCGGGATCGAACCGGCGTTACCGCCGTGAAAGGGCGGTGTCTTAACCACTTGACTAACGGGCCATGATGGGCCGGGGAAGGGAATTTCACCCTTTGGCGGGTAGGAGTAATAGCACCCCGCCACACTCAATGTCTGCCCCGGCATATATTGTGAAACGGCGGGGGTTATTCACCCTCGCCATTGTCACCTTTGTTCTGGTTGCCGGTCTGGAAGGCCCCGGCGTATTCCTGTGCCTGTGCCATAGCTTCTTCCTTTTCCTTCTGCAACCGGGCCATTTCTGCTTCAACATCCGTAACCCACGGGTGCTGTTCCACAATGGTTTCATTGGACAGAATACCAACGGACTTGGAACAGTTTTCAATGGATTCCGATTCATTGATCAGAATATCCCTGTTGAACACAATCGTCACATCATCCGTGAAATCTCCAACGCCGGTGTTGCTGAAGTGGTTGTTGATGAACCACAACAGTTCTTCAAAGGCCGCTTGGAACTCGGTTTCCATGCCGTTTGCGTCAAGGTCAATGTCAGAATACATGGATTGAATGTTCATTTGATTGGGGTTGCCGCCCAAACGATCATCCTTGGCATCGTAGCCACGGGCGTTTTCAATCAGGGCTTTCTTGAACACATCCAAAATGGCTTTGTAGTTCTCGGAATTGACTTCCACCGTTAGGGTGGTAACACCACCATCATCACGAACCTTCACGGCTCCGAAGGTGGCAAGATTGCGGCGGAACTCACCAAGATTTTCACCATCGTAATTCTTCAGGATCAAGATGGTGTTCCGTGCGTCCTCTTGCATATTGTTTTCAAAGTCGGAAATCATGGTGTTGATTCCGTCCTGAAGGGTTTTCACACGGCGAATCAGGGGGATTTCCTGTTTGTTATACTTGAACGGAATCAGGGGAATCCGTTCCCAATTCAATTCGGTGGGTTCCTTGCCTTCTTCCTCAATGGTGAAGTAGCTTTCATGTTCCCCGGCTTCCACATCAGGCTTCAGATCAGTTCCATCATAGATATACCGATAAAGGCCATCAGCCTTGAACAGTTCAACCCGTTCAATGGTTTTCTTGGTATATCCATCCCACACTTCCTGCGGATAAAGGCGGATAGCGGAATCAAGGATGGTATGATCATCGTCAGCCCAAAACGGAAGAACTTCATAGGCCGGGAAATGCTTGAAGGCCAGATTGCCCTTTTTGTCATAGAACGGGAACAACCAGCCAAGGCCACCATTCAAGGCATCTTCACAGACATACTTCAGAAGCCGGTGGAACCGCTTATTGAACACATTGTTCAAAGCATCCGCATAGGCTTTGTTCTGACAGTTCACCGTGAAGGGCTTGCCCACAAGGTAGTTGGTTTTCTGATCCACCATCAGGGCATATTGGTTATCAATCAGGCGATTGTTCGGAAGATTGTCCACTTCCTGAAGTTGGCCATCAGCGCCAATGATTGTGCGCTTCCGGTTCAGAATGTCATGACGGCCTTCATAGTAGTCAGCGCCTTTGATCTGATCCATGCGCTTCAGGCTGTTCTTCCATTCACGGATTTCAGCGGCGTAAAACTGAAGTTCAGTCATGCCGTTTCGCCCACCCTGAAGGATCAGGCGGTTGATACGCTCCATAGCGTTATCCAGAAACATATTCAATCACTCTTTCCTTTCACCATCGGGGGGGGGCAAAACCCACCGGCCTGTTTCGGGTTTTCTCTAAAACCAAAGACTGATTGGGAAGTTCCACTTCAATCTTCAAGGTTTTATATGGAAGGCGTTCAGCCCATTGTTCAATCTTGTTCAGAATGTACTTCTGTTCAAACACGGGCTTTCACCGCCTTTCTTCATTGCTTAATAAACACAAACACACGGAAACCGTGCGTTTTTCGTGTGTTTTGTTACTATCATGTTATTAGTCGAAGCTGAAGGCGGGGCCAACCAACATATCTTCCAGCCCGTAACGCATAGCGTCCATAAGGTGGTTGAAATCATCAATGGGAACATTGATCTTGGCCCCGAACTTATCTTCTGCCCATGTGTAGTTTGAAATCTCTGTGATGAAGTTCACGCATCGGGGATGAACAATGATGGTGTAACCCTGAATGTACTGGATTCCGTTGTTCACGCTGTCCTTGCCCTTCCGGGCGGCTCTGATACGATGAAGGCCAGCATCCCGCAATTCATCAATGCTCTTGGGTTCGGCACAATCGGCCTTGATCCGTTCCTTGCCGTAGCCCATGCCGGTGATTCGGTCACAGATTGCCCGGTTCGTCAGGGCCTTTTCATACAGTTCATCAAAAACCCAAATGGTTCTTTCCTTCTCACTCACCAGCCCACAGAACAGGGCCGTGGGATCGTTGGTATAACCAAAGTCAAGGCCGAAGGCGCTTTTCACATCAGGCTTTTTGGAAATAGCCAGATAATCAAAGGCTTCTTCCCGCCAATTATCGAAAATCAGGCCATCCACAATGCCCCAACCCCCAAGGCCAGCCACCTTGTAACGGCGGGGGTTGTTTTCCTTCATGGTGTTGAACACCTTCAAATCCGCCGTGTCCAGCCATTCATTACACAGGTAATTGGTGGTTGTGGCGTAAATCTGCCCATCCGGGCTGATCCAGCTATCATGGAACTTGTATGTGGGGTTCCCTTGGGCATCCTTGCCGGTGATCTCCCCGAAGAAGCGTTTCCTGATCCAATGCTTTTCGTTCCACGGGTTGAATGTCAGCGTGATTTGCTTGAACAGGCCGGTTTCTTCCGGGATAGCACCACGGATGGATTCATCCAGCATATCAAAATCAGCTTCATTCATGATTTCGTATGCTTCTTCAATCCAGCACCAGCACAAAAACCCTATTTCAACCGTAATTGAAGTGACCTTCAGGGGATCATCAAGGCCCCGGAAGTAAATCTTCTGACCGGTGGGAAGGTAAGTCATTTCAAGGGGGCTTTCCTTGATTTCCCAATAGGCTGAAACCCCAAGGCGGTTGATTGCCCATTTCAGTTCGGTGAAACAGGAATCTTTCAAGGTTCTGAACACCTTACGAACCACAAGGGTATTGGCTTCCGGGTATTGCATCATCCGTTTGATGATGTTCAGGGCCGTTGTCTTGGATTTCTTGGAAGCACGGCTTCCCTTACACACCCGGTAACGGCCTTTGAAGTTCCAGAAGGTTCCGTAACCCTTGCCAACCACTTCAGGAAGGTGAACCCGCTTGGCCTGTGGGCTAATCTTCAAGTTGATCATCCCCCGTGATAATCACCGGAACGGCCCCTTCCACACCTACCTTGTCCGTGAACATACCATAACGCTTGCCGATCAGTTCAGCGGCCTTCAGTCTTTCCTTGGCTCCAACCTCTTTCTGCGTCAACTCTTGGCAACCGTCACCGCACAGGATCGGGATTTCTTCAGTATGTTCACCCCGCATTACCGAAGTCAGGTATTTCATGACTTCTTCAGCATCAGCGATCTTGGCCGAATGAAGTTTTTCAAGTTCGGTTTCGATGTACGCTTTCAAGTCAGGTTTTGCAAGGTTTTCAGAACCCGTCTGCTTTGCGGTCTTGGGCGAATACCCCGCCTTGATTGCCGCATCCGTAGCATTGCCGCTGATCAGGTATTCATCACAGAACTTCCGCTGTCTTGGTGTCACAGGTATTCACCCCTTTCATCAGGCATAGAAAAAGCGCCCCGGTTTCCCGTAGGCGCAATTTCTTATTTACTATTCTACCGATTCTTTACTCTGTTTGGAACCGGTGGCACTCTGGTTTTCTCGGTTGTTTAGAAAGTCGCTGTTTGCCTTGGCAAAAGCAAGTAAACCCTTTCCGTGAAGTTCAAAAACCCATTGCATAGAATAATTCAGTTCTTCAGAAATATCTTCCCATTTTTTCAACTGAATATAGCGCCCGATCAGAATATTTTGCTGATCAAGGTCAGGAATCCGGTTGATCATGGTGAACGCTTCCTGTTTCATGCTTATAAGTTCATCAATCCGGGCATTGATCTTGGCTTCAAGGTCAATGATCTTGGTGATGGTTTCTTCAAGGGTATTCTTGG